GCCGGCGTTCGGCGCATCGGTCGCAATGATCACGGTGTCGTGCGCCGCTATGGCATAGTCGTAAAACAGCGCATTTTCAACGCTGAAGCTGTCGCCGCTGTCAGCGTGGAAGATCCGGAACGTGCGCGCGCTGCCGGCGGTATTGCACACCAAAATGCGCGTGATCTCCGTCTGGATGACAGCGGTGAATGCGAGCGTATCGCTCGTATCCCCCGGTTGGATTTGCGCCAGTTTCGAGCCTTGGGCGTTGATGATCATTCGCTGAGCCCCATCGCCTTCTGCAACTCATCCGCGACTTGCGGATCTTGCATCTGCTGACCGAGCAGGAAATCACCCAAGTTCGGCGGCAGCGGGAAATTCAGCCCCGTGCGGTTGCGGAGATCGTTGAACGGCGCCGAGCCGTAGCGCGTGCCGGCCGCGCGTGCCACAGCCATCAGCGGCGGGAAGAAGTGGCTTGCCGCCATGCCTTCCGGGGTCTGGCTTGTCGGGAAACCCTTGCGGAGCAGCACGTCTTGGTAGGACGTGAGCAGGTCGTGGAATTCCGGGTTGAGCCGGCCACGGTTGCGCCGGGCGGCGTTGGCCATGGTCCCGATCGCCTCGGGATTGTCGGCCGCCTTTTGCAGGATCTTGTAGCCGGAATACTGCCGGTTGAGATCGCGCAAGGCACGCCCGACGGGGCGCGGCGCCGCACGCTGGAACGCGCTATCGAGCGTGTAGCGCAATGAACGATAGACCGGCGCAAGGTAGCGGTTCTGATCACTCTTCTGAGCGTCGAAAGCGCGCTGTCCGAGCCCCGAGCGCAAACGCTGGTAGTCACGCCCGCTCATCGGCCGCTGCTGCGCAATCGCGTCCTCGAAATCCTGGATGACGCGGTTCACGCCCGCCCGCTGCTCGTGCGGGTAAAGCTGATTGTAGCCGTTGCGGATGCGCTGGACGAACGGCGCGAAGGCCGGCAAATCGACATTCACGCCCGCGAGCAGCCGGTCGTAGTCGTTGGTGAAGCGCTGGCGAGCCCGCTGCACTGCCGGCAAGGACAGCTCCCCGATATGCACATCCTCGGGGGCGAAATTGGACAGTTCCATAAGCCGGCGGTTGAGCGTCACAGGGCGTTCTAGCGCGCCTTCGGTCTGGCCGGCGAATGCACTCACGATGCGCTCGGCGCGGCGCGCGTCCGGGTTGGCGATACGCTCGGCCGAAGTCACGGGAATGCCGGCGTCCTGCAAGCGGCCGACTTGCGCCTGGAATTCGGGCATCCGCGAGACTGGCGCCGCTCGCGGGAACAGCGTCCGGCCGAGCGCCGAAAGGCCGCGCATTGCCGTGTGACCGAGCGCGCCGCCCACGGCACCGCCCGCAGCGCTCGTGAGCCGGTTTCCCACGCCACCTTCGCCCGCGCCGGCTCCATAGAGCGCACCCGCCCCCATGGCCGTCCTGAGCCCGCTGGCACCCGCAAACGGCGCCACGGCCAGCAAGGGCAAGCCGCCCGCGATCTCGCTCGCTACGGCGCTCCAGGGGTTATCCTCGTGCTCGCGAGCGACACGGCCGCGGACATAATCACGGGTGTTCTCGTAACCGGGTGTGAAGCCTTTCCCTTGCAGGAAGCTTTTCACGCCCCCCATGCCGCCGGCCAGCTCATCGCCGAAGCCGAACGTGAGCCCCTGATAGGCGGTATCGAGGAAGTTGCCTGACTGGTTGCCGCGCTGGTATGCGGCGGATGGCGGCTCCCCTTCAGCGGTAGGACCAGAACCGCCGGGGGAGCCGCCTCCAGCGCCCGCGGCACTGGATTGCACAGCCATAGCCGTGCCTTCGGCGATCTGCGATTTGAAATAGTCAATCGCCTCCTGGTCGCCGGCCGCTGTCGCACGCTCTAGCTTGCTCTCGTATTCCGCTACGGTGGGCATATCAATATCTCTCTTCGATATGCTGATAAGGCTTCTTCGGCGCAATGTTCCAGGTCTTGATCGGTCGCTCCGCAATTTCGTTCGCGTGCTCGTTGAGTCGGTTGACGATCTCCCCGTATTTCGCGATCGCTTCCGGGTCGCCGGCATCCAGAAGCGGCACGAGCGCGTGAAGCTGGTTGAGCATCTTACGCGACGCAACGAGATCCTTAACATTGTCGTTGAGGATCGATGGCTTCTGCCACTGGTCGAGCGAGCCTTGCACGCTCTGAAGGAACATCAGCTCGATATTCGAGACCTGCCCGAGCGCGCCGCCGGTCTTGCTGTTCTCCCGCATCTCCTGCAAACGGTCGAAGCCGATGATAGATTTGATCGTGTTCAACGAGTTGCCGAGCTGGCGCGAGGCCGTCTGAGGACCATATTGCGCCAACATGCCGAGCGGCCCGGTCACGGTGTTGAAGAAACCGGGCTCGTGCAATTTGAGAAGCTGATTGACGCGATTTGCCTCGCGATCGAGCACGCCTGTCGGCACGGCTTCGGCCGCGGTCTTCATCGCCTGCTTGACGACGTTCTCGCGCTTCGTCTCGGCCGCCTTTTTGCCGGTCGCGTCGAAGCCGAGCACTTCGAGAAGATCCTTCGGCTGCGCACCGATCTGCACACCGAGCTCGGCGCGGCGCCGGGTGGCTTCATCCACATCTGCCCCACCCACGGCACGCATGAGCCGGCTGCGCTCGATGACGGCCGCTTCCTCGGGGGTAGGCCGCTCGCTCTCGGCAAGCAATTGCAATCCTTGCACGCGCTGCCCGGCCGTGCCGCTCGCGAGCAGCGCCATGGCGAGCCCGCGCTTCATCTGGCGCTCGCGGGTCAGCGGCAGCTCGTAAGCAGATGCCGGGGTCTGCACGGTCGTCGGCGCCGCCGCTCGCGGGCTCGGCCCCGGTGCGCCGGGCGGGATGACCTGTCCGTTGAGCGGCGGCTCGCCCCCTGGTAGCCGATCGGTGATGCTCTTGCCCGGCAGCATGTCGGATTTGCCGGCGCGGTTCACCGCGGGAAGCTGCATAGGCGAAGGAATGCCGGACGGCCCAACCTCACCGATGTTTTGCGACTGAAACGCCGGCCCCACCTCACCGATGTTCTCGATAGGCGAACGCTCTGGCATCGGCGGGGCGCTCGGCCCCACCTCACCGATGTTTTGCGACGGCATCATCCGACGGTTGCGGAGATCATCCACATTGGCAATCGGCATTTGCCCGAACAGATCGAAAAGCGGCATGGTTCCTACCTTATGAGCGTCGCGGCCCCCGCGGCCTGTCGTGATGCTGGCGGCACCGTACTGCCCCCCGCGCCGCTGCCGAACTTAAGCCCAAGCTGCATCAAAAGCTGTTCGAGCTGCGCCTCTTTCGCCTTGTCCGCGGCTTCCTGGTCCGCCTTGGCGCCCGCGATCTGCTGCGGTTGAATGCCGCCCAAGCTCTTCTGAATGGCCGTGTACGGATTACTGCCGTCATAGCCCGAGCCCAGAAAACTCATGCCTACCTGGAACAGCGGATTGGTGCTGGCGTCGCCGAGCTTGTCTTGCAACTGGCCGATACCGTTGCTCAGCCCGGCGGGAAGCGACATGCCGAACAAGCCTCGCGGCTGTGTCTGGGGCGCTACGTCCGCCGTAGCCGCTTGGACCGGCGCAACCGGGCTCGCGGCCGGCGGCGTTTTCGCCATGTCGAGCAGCCCACCACCGGCCGACGTCTTGGTGGCGTCCGAAATCGGCCCGCTCATCATCGGATTGTGCGCCGGCATCGGCGGGACCGCGCCGGCCGGGGGTTGGGGCACCGCCGGACGCATGGCCGCTGGCGTGATCAGCGGGCGCGAGCCGGGGATCACTTCGGCAGCGTGAACCGTCTCGTTGGTCTGGCCACCCTTTCGAATTAGATCGTAAGGTGTCAAATTCGGGTCGTTCGCCCCGGCAATGAGCCCGGCCGGCTTCGCCGTCGGCGGCTTCGGCCCCATGTCGTGCATCATCGGATTCATTTCAGGCATCGGCGGCGGCTTAAACGCCGCATCGAACGGCGTGCCGCCGGCCGCCGCGGGTGCCGCCGCTGCGGGACTGCCGCCGAACAATCCGCCGGCCATCTTCATTCCGGCCGATGCCAACATCGGCAATGCGGCTGCTCCTACACCCATCGTTCCCGTTCCTTACGCAAAGAGTGACGCCAGCGTGGCCACGCCGCCGAGCGCCGTACTCAGCCCCGAGCCGCTGCTCGATGTTGTTCCGCGTGTTGCCGATGTTCCACCGAAATTACCCGAAATAAGCGCAAGATAATCCTGCAAAGATGCCAGCGGCGCGTTCTCGTTGTAGTTGAAGCGATTGATTTGATCCTGCAACTCTTTGTTGGCCTGATCTTCGTAGCTCTTTCCGGCCTCCAGCAAATGCGAGCTGTCGCCGTACTGAGCTTCGCGGATCGTCGGGGACAGCCCGAGCGCCTGCAAACGCTCATTCACACCCGTGCCGTAGAGACTGCCGCCGAGCGACGCAAGGTTGCTGGCCGCGCTGGTCTGGCGGTTGCGCTCGTTCTCATAGGCGCCGCCGTAGATATTCGCACTGAGATCCGCAAGACTGTTGCCAAGCTGGCCGCCGGCATCCGAGAGCGCCAGCCCGTGCAGCCCGCCGCCCGTGCCGCCGCTGAGCCCGAACTGCGCCGCGATGGCCGGCGTTACCGAGTTGTTGAAGCTGTCCGTCAAGCGCCCGGCCGCGGCGTTGTAGGTGGCATCCAGGGTCGGATTGTTCGTCAGGAAATCGCCATTGGCCGTGGCACGCAACTGATCGGCGCCGGTGGTGAGCAGCGACGCATAGGGGTTGTCGGAATTGCCGCCGAGCGTGCTCGCGGTGTAGTTGGCCGCATTGCCGATGATCGGATTGCCGTCGGTCGCCGTCTGTTCCACGCCAAGCAGCCCGGCTTGGGTCTGCGGCGACATATCCGTGAAGGTCTGGCCCGGAAAATAGTCCGCCGGCCCCTGATTGTACAGATTTTGCGCTTCCTGAAAACCCTGCTTCAGGTATGGCGCCTGTTCCTTCCACGGCTCGCTCGTGGTCTTCGACGATTGACTGCCGCCACCCGTTCCCATCAGCCCACTTCCTTACGCATACGGATGAATTTCTCCGTATAGCCATGCTCATGGCAGAGCTTTTCCCAGCCCGGCCGCCCTATGAATTCGATGAATTTGCAGCCTACAGCTCTGGCGAAAGAATCGAGTTGATGTTGACCTTCGGCCAACCATTCCCGTGGATCTCTGCCGGCTACCATGAAGATCAGTAGCAGATCATACTGAGGCAACTTTTGAATTTCGGTGACTGCAATACCTTTGCGCGCACCGTCGCGCCATAATTGCATAGAGCCTATTTGCAGACAAGACATAACATCGTCGGCCGACACGCCCGCCCGGCAGCGCCGAATTACTTTGCTGATCAGCGGCTCGTAGAAGCCCCACTCAGCGATCGCTTGGCGAACATCAACACGGTAAATGCTCATGGCCCGAAGAGACCGGCTTGGGGCACGGGAACCGGCCCAAGCCCTTGCCGGATCGATTGCGTGCTGGCTTGGCCGAACATCCCCGGCGCCTGATACGGCTGCATCGAGCTTCCGGCGCCGTCAAACATGCCTTCTTTCTCGCCGAACAGGTTGCCGAACATGCCTTGCGGCCCCGAGCCGCCGCCCTTCATGAAGCCGTCACCGCCACCCAAGCCCATGCAAGCCTCCAGATGTCGGGCGCCCGGCAAGCTCGCGGCCTTGTCCGAACCGGCGCCATTCGTTAAGAAATTGCAGCAACTCGTCGTCGCTAAGCCCTTGTTTCGGCAGCACGATCATGTCGCTAAACCGCTCATAAGGGAAACTCGATGTATCGCCGCTCGTGTATCGCTCGCGGACCTTCATAACCTCACGGTTGCCTGCGACGCGGCCGAAAAGATAGTCTTTAATCGCTTTATTTACGTCACTCTTCGCCGGCAAATAGTCTTCGGTATAGCCTTGGGCACGCAAGATATGCGAAAGCGCCGGATCTCCCGTTTGCGCAAGTTTGATATCCTCTTTTACATTACGAAGCCCGTCCAAATACTCCATAGCCGTCCCCGGCGGCAGCTTACCGTTCTGCACAGCCGTCGAAACCTGCGTAATGGCGTCATCGATCGCCGTGATTTTCTTCGGAATGCTATCCCGCACCGCTTGCGCGAAATTCGCCTTATCCGAAATGGCGTATTGAGACAGCTTCAGAAGCCGCTCGCGCTTGGCGGGGCCTTTGCCGCCAACGCTGAATTCAAAGCCGCTCATATCGGGAAGGGTGCGCGCAATCTTCGAGCCGTTGGCCGTGACTTCATCGGTGAAATTCACGGGCATGTCGGCGAGCCACGGCTGCTCGGCGTAAAGCTGCGGATGTGACATAACGTCCGATAGGGGCAGCGTCTTGCCGGCGCGAGCCCCGCTATCGAGCAGATGCATATTGGCGTCAGAGATCTCGCGTTTGAGCGCGCCTTCGGGGCCGAAGAACGTCCCCGGCATGACCTTATGCAGCGCCATGTTAGCCTGCACGGATGAGGGGAGCGTTTCGCCGTTGCCAACGCCCTTGAACATGGCACCGCGGCTTCGGGGGGCGTTCTCGAAAATGGCCGTGGCCATATCCTTGGTCGCGCCTTCCCCGACGGGAACGAAGGTGCCCACCCGAGACGCGGCGCCTTCCACGCCCGAGCCGAGCCCGCCGAAGGACGGGAAGAACGCACTCGCGGTGTCAGCCGCGGCCCGAGCGCGAGCCCGCCGGGCGCCTTCCTCGTCGCCTTCAGCCGCCAGCCGATCGGCTTCATCCCGCGACGCAATGCCGGACGTGAGCGACATGGCATTGCTCAGCACGGGGGTGGAATAGCCCAAATCGATAAGAGTCTGTTGCTGATTGGCCTTTGCCTGCTCGGGGGTGTAGGTCTTCTTATTCGCCAGCTCCGTTCGAAGCTTCAGCAAATCCATGGGGCTCATCTGATCCAGCAAGCCCATTTCCGACGTCGCCGCCGTCTGTCCGCCGCCCGTTCCCATTACCGCCTTCCCCGCTTCTTCACCTCGTATTCAACACGCTGGGCATTCCGAAAGCCGCCGACGATTTTTACCCGGAACCGCTGATACCGACCGCTGCTCCGCAAGTCGCATTGCCCGGTATCGGCATTCTGATCTACGAAAGAGCCGAGCGCGGCGTTGTCATTGGGAAGATTACGCGTCAACGGCGCGACCTGCAACATGGTGGGACCACCGGTCACGATCGGCCGCACGCCGTTGATCATCATGCGGGCATTTTCAAGCCCTACCTCGGTCGTATCGATTTCCGCGGTAAGCGCTGTGCCGTCGAATGTCGCTGCTTCATGAAGCGACGTGAACGCTAGAAATGATGCCACGCCTCCCAAATAGGCATCAGTATCGACAGGAATGCTGTTAATATCAATGCCGCCGCTACCAAGTACACTATCAAGAGTATCAAGGTTAGCGCTAACTGTAGCATACGAACCAAGCCATTCGAGACTAAGCTCCGCATACGTAAATCTTTGCACGTTTGGGGCATAATTATACACCAAGATCCTGTCATAAAGGACGGAAGACGCCGACGACCGAAACGCCCAATAAACGAGATTTTTAGACTGCCTAACCGCGCAGATCATGTTCACGCGATCGGATTGAGCCGAGTTGGACAGGAACCAGTCATTGACTTTGTTAACACCGATCGGCGTTAACGCCAGCGTCTTACGATCGAGTTGAAAGAAACCTTCCTCACTATAGTAGAAAACGAAATCTTTAGTCCACGCGACCGAGCGCGGCGCCGGAGTGCCATGATCTACGATCTGCTCATCCGTCTTAAACACCGTCGGTGGCCCAACATACTGCATCGTGCGGATGGCCTTCTCCAGAAACACCACGCCAATAGATCCGGGAACGATCCGCTGAACCTGCCCGCCGGCCCCGCGACCTGGAACGCGGTTAGCTTGCGTGCTGAGGCTAGGCGTCCATAGCTCCGTGTTGTTGAAACCAGACCATGCGAGCCCGCCGGGCTCCACTTCCGATCCAAGCGCGTAGTTGCCCCCCACGACGAAATCACGCACCACGCCAAGCGCTTTGACGCGAGGCGGGGTGCCGGGAAGATCAGCAAATTCGCTGCTCACGTTCATGTCGTAGTATTGAAGCGGCGAACCGCCGCCATCGGTCGCAATGACGCGGTTCTGAAACGCTACGAAATCCCAAAAGCTCGCCGAATAGGTCGTGGCCGCTTGGCTGACATCGGTCCATGTCGTTGATCCGCTCAACAAGTAGAGCTTGCCGGCATCACCCGCGAAATTGAAGACCGTCTCATTCGTGGCCCGAGCCGAGAAGTTGCCGACACACGCCTCATCGAGCGCATTGGAGAATGCGGACAGCGATAGGAATTGCTTATAGGCCGCCGGTCCCGGAAGCACGTTCTTGGCCAGTATGGCGCCCGGATTTTCGTTTTCGGGGTAGTCGGGCAACCACTCCCCGAAAATCACCTTGGCCATATCACACCACCCTGCGATTGGGCACGCGACGGACCAGCGGTCCCGCCGGCCGGCGGCGCGCAAGCTCATTCTCGCGGATCTCTTCGACTATATTGTCGAATTTCTGCTTATAAACAGCCTCTATTTCTTTCTCATCCACCCAATCCCACAGTACTTGCAGCACCTTCATAAGGTACGCATCATAGTGGTTCGTAAGTATATCGTTGGTGGAGTTAGAATCTGACACGCCATCCGGACGCGCGAAATACACCGCATTAGCAGTGACATCTTCCGAAGCACCCGCAACGGCCTTTATTTTTACCTTGTTGGCCTCGATCGTATAGACGAAATCGGCATCCAGCGTCGAAAATGCATCGGATGCGACCGTATCCTCAACGTGGAACCGCTGCGGTGGAAGATACACCACCTCGGGTTTATTCGTACCTGGAACAAAAATGCTCTTGAAGCCGAGAAAGCCCGTCGGCAGATCGTCCGCATAGCTCGCGGCGGCCGTGAACGTCAGCGTAGCGTCCGTTTCCATTTCCAGGATGCGCACCTTGCGGAAGATGGCTGGCTCCGCGATACGCAAAAACATCGGGATCTGAGCTGTCACGTCCGTTCGGGCGGCGAATGACGCAACGTCGCTTAGCAGCACATTATAGGTGGTCATCGCAAATCCTCCGGGCAAACATATTCCCAACAATCGCCGTTCGCCAGCTCGTCACGCGTCCACTGCTTCCACGCCAGCGCATGAGCCCATGCTGCCCTGTTCGGCGTGACGATCTCAGTCAGCTTATGCCCCGCAACATCCCATGCCATAGCGCCGATGTCCATGGCGATCACCGGGCGGCCGTAGAGCGCCGCATCCACCCCGGAATTGCTGTTGAAGGTCACGACTACCTTCGCCCCAAACAGCGCCTCTCGAAGCTTGATTTTGTCGTGCATGACAACCTTCGCGTCCATGAGTGATTCGAGCCCACGGAACAGCTCGAATTCTTCCTTATGCACGCATATCTTGGCGTGCTTGACGAAACGCGATTTCATCGGGAGCTTCTGACCCGGATGCGGCCGGAACTTCACCTCGTAGCCGAGCGCCTGCAGATCCAGATAGATCTTCGCCGCCCAATCGTAGAAATTGATATAGGGGCGCACCGCTTGATCGCCCGGCATCTGCCCCATAATCAGGGCGTAGCCGTCAGGATTGGGGCACCAAGGAAGCATCCGCTCAGCGAAACGCTCCTGCCATCGGCTCGGATCGTGGAACGGTCCATAAAAGCGATTGCGGCCGTTGATGTGCTCGCCGAAGCTGACGGAAACATAGTCCTTCCGGGGCTCGATATAGGACGTTTCGAGAATGCATGTCTCGGCGCCTTGCCGGCGCGCGTGACGGAGCAATCCGTCCATGCGGGTGTTCCACTGCACGACGAGATCGGCGCCTTTATAGGTATCCGTATCGCCAGCGCAGACTTCCCAACCGTGCCGGCGCAGCCCTTCGCCGAATATCTCGATCTCGGTGTGGCTCGCCAGCGCCTTTCGATACCGATGCAGGAACGCCCGGCGCTTAGACATGCGGATCAAGCCTCACCCGGCTCCGGTCGCACGACCAGACGAGATCCCCGAAATCTTCCCAATTCGGGCAATGCCGCGCGAGCACCCGCTGCACCGTGGGCCAGTTCCAATCATGGCCGAGCACCACGCCGTTCATATGGACTTTTGGCGCCCACGCGAGCAGATCGCGGGCAAAACCGTATTCGGTATGATCGCCGTCGAGAAACACGAAATCCAGACTGGTGTCCGGGACCTTAGCCGCCATCTCTGCGCTATCCCCGACAAAAATTCGCGCCCGATCGGGAAACTCGGCCGCGCGCTTCAGCACGTCCGCTTTGAGCCGGTCCATGGGGAAACCCTGGTATGTTTCCGCGCACTCATCTTCGCGAAAGGGGATGACCTTCCACTGATCGACGCCGATCATATGCAGATCGGGGCACGCCTCCAAGAGCGCGAAAAAGGTCTTGCCGCGAAGCACGCCAATCTCGGCACCGCGCGTCCAACCGTGTTGCTTGATAAGCGAAGTGAGCGGCTTGTGGGCGTTCGTCGGGCGGCCGAGATGGCCTACCCGTTCGCGATCGCTTTGTTCTGAAGGTGGGCGCGCACCCATGGCGTGTTCTCCTGTTCCTTGCGAGGCGAATTCGGCCCGCAGAAGAACACCACCTTGGCGCCGGCCGGCGGCCGTGCCTGCATCGTCCTGCGACTGAAGTTCACCACTCCATCATCCGGGCCGAATGTAGCACACCCCGCGCCGAGCACATAGCCCACGAATGACTGATCGCCGGTCCAATAAGGCCACTTCGTCTTGGCTTGGGGGATCTCGTCGCGGCGGCTCCATACCTCATTGCCGTGGTAGAGATCGAGCGCGAATAGCGACGTGTTGTAGGGCTCACGCTTGGCGAAGCTCCATAGTCGCACCGGGTCATCCGTGGTGAGCAACGGCGCCGGATCATCAAGCACGACGCAATCGAGATCGATGTAAGCAAAACGCCGCTCGCCCACCCCGTGAAGCATGTCGTGCAGTTCTCGGGACCAAAGCCATAGCTTCGGCTCATAATCCGGTAGCTTCGACACACGCCCCGCCATCCGGATAGTGAAATCCGCAGCGACGTCGATATCGGGAAAGCTCCCATCGTGCAGGCAGATCAGAGAATGGCCGAACGCGGCGAGCTGATCACGCACCGCCTCCACATCCCGCTCATCGTAGGTCGCAACCTCCTTCCAGAAATCGCGACCTTTGAACAGCATACAGACGAATTGCATCACACACCTTCGACGCGGAAGCGCTTGTAATCGCTGTCCATTAGCTTGCTGTTGAGGAACGCGCGCCAAAGCAGCCCGTATAGCTTCGGCCCGTTCTCCCATTGCTTGCGCCACATGCGGTAAAGCGGCAGCGGAATTCGGCCTCGCACCTTGCCACCCGGCCGGCGCCCGCGCATAGCTTCCCCGAGCGCCGCGACCTCTCTCATGCAGTCTTCGACATACTCGGCCGGCATCGTCTCGGTGGTGATAACCTCGTCACCCGTGAAATGAATCGCGTTCCGGATAACGCCTGTCGCGTTGAAGCCGAGATCGTAGCTGCCCCTAAGCCGCTTCCAGTCGATATCCGGGGTGGCGACGCGCATCTACTTCCCCCCGGTCTTGCGCGGCACACGGGCCGCGGTACGGCCGGACGGGCTCGGCCGGCGCCGGGGCGTGCGCGAAGGCGCCTCGGGCTCGTCGTCGGGCTCGTCGTCCTCCACGGGCTTGGCTGCTTCCTTGATGCTGCGAGGCTGGCGGTTCGAGGCGCGGCGCGAGACCTGTTCCTCGTCTTCCAGGTCCTCGGGCTCGTCGTCCAGCTCGTCGTCGGGCTCGTCGTCGGGCTCCTGATATCGTAGATCGTCGTCGCGATCGTAGAAATCATCGTCGTCATCTTCGACGCGCTGCTGCTTTTCACGCTCCTTCTGCGCCTTCTTACGGTGCTTCGGTGCGTTCTCGATAGCGCCGCTCGCCATGGCGAGCCCCGACGTGATCTGCTCGGCCGAAAGGCGCGATTTCGACGGATTGGCCATCACGGCATCTTCCGCCGTCTTGAAAACCCAAGGCCGAAGAATTTCGTCGTCCTCCAGCTCTTGCACGATCTCGACATTCTTACCGCGTTTCGTCGCGAGCGGATGATCTGCCGGAAGCTCGACAACCTGCCCCGGTACGAGCTTGGGGC